AGGACGGGCATTATGGAGTGGGTTGTCTATCTTGATAAGCAACATGGTTTATTAAGGGAGGTTATCAAGACAGATGACTAAACGCCGAACTAAACCAGACGAAAACAAGGGCGACAACTACGGAAGATGGGCGGTTCTAACCGACTGCGCCGAGCCTGACCCGCACCGTGAATTACTCTGTGCGGTGATATTACAAGCCATGGTTGATGTGCGATTTAAAAACCACAAATGGCAAGACAGCCTAGAGTTTTTAGCAGGTGCGGAGAATTGGGATTGGATATGCGAACAGTTAGGGATGGATGCCAAGAGAGCTTCACGAAACGCATTGAGGGCGGTTTTTGATTCAAGAAACATAATTCATAAACACTAGGGGGAAGAAATGAGATTCGACATACTAAATAGACTTACAGGTGCAATCCAATTCACAGCAGAAATTGATTGCAAAGAGGATGAATCAACATCAATTAAGATTGGCCTTGCTGTGAGGTGGGCAATCAAAAGCTCTGCCGACCTGCGCTCTGCCGACCTGAGCTATGCCGACCTGAGCTCTGCCAACCTGCGCTATGCCGACCTGAGCTATGCCGACCTGCGCTCTGCCAACCTGCGCTCTGCCAACCTGCGCTCTGCCGACCTGAGCTCTGCCAACCTGCGCTCTGCCGACCTGCGCTCTGCCGACCTGAGCTATGCCAACCTGCGCTCTGCCAACCTGCGCTCTGCCAACCTGCGCTCTGCCAAAAACATAGTTAAGTTAATGGGTGTTGAGCAAGGGAACACCTACTGGAAACGATTTGAAGATGGTCTGTGTAATAACGGTTATCAATTTCAAGTTGGCATCAATAAACTCCGCAAGGGAGAAGTTTTTGCTGACGATGAACGCATTACCTGTTCCTCCCCAGGATTTCACTTTGCCTCAAGAAGTTGGTGCGCCGTTAATTATCCCGAACGTCCGCTAGAAGCACAAATTAAAATCCCCCTGAAAGCAAAGATCAATGAACCTTGGGCGACTGACGGTAAAGCATCGGCTGACATGATTGAAATATTGAAGGTGTACGACACAAAAACAGGCAAGGACGTTACAAAATTATTTAAGACAAAATAAGGGGGACGAAATGGACGAATTTGGAATTTTCGCAAAGCAGTTAAAAGTCAAGGTGACAAATGCAATCAAGAAGTTTGACAGGGCGTGGCGGATACCCTGCTCAATGGGATTCAAGCAACAGGACAAAACCTATGTCAATGAGTGGATTGACCTGGTGGTGTTTTCTGACCTGTTTGACACCTGCGAGGGGATTGAAAAGGGCGATATACTGACGGTTTTCGGGAGGCTGACCTTGACGGAATGGGCGGATAAAAAGGGTGACACAAAAAAGTCATGGTCAATCCTATGCTCAGAAGTCAGGACGGATAAGCCGCAAGGTGCAGACCGCGAGCAACCGCCTATTGATCAAGTCCCGTTTTAATAGGAGCCGATATGATAAAGTTTTACAAATCACATGACCCTGACAACCATTTTGATGTTAGTGATGTTTTGCTGCAAATACCGAATGATTCAACACTGGATGATGTTTGCGATACGTTTGAGCGATTCCTTTTGGCGTGTAGTTTTGTCTTTCGTGGTCATGTGCGAATAATTGAGGACGAGGAGGAATAATGAAAAAAATATACATCGCAGGAAAGTATAACGATGAAAATGTCATCAAGGTTATGCAAAACATCAGACAAGGGATTGCTTTATCCACAAAGGTATTGAAACAAGGCGATATTCCTTTCTGCCCGTTCTTTGATTTTATGATGATCTTTTTCGATCAGGAACGTCAATTAACCTCTCAGAACTTCCGTGATTACTCAATGGAGTGGTTAAAGTGCTGCGAAGAAGTTTGGTTTTTGCCTTCTTGGATTGACAGCGGAGGATGTAGGGCGGAAATGGATATGGCTATGAAACTTGGGCTAGAGATTAAATTTGTCGAGGGGGAATAATGGCAACCGAACAACAAAATATTGTAAGAGAGGTTGTTACAAGACTGAATCACTTACCAACCAGAAGCATTGCCCGTTATCTGCTTTCGATTTACGGGGGGATGTTTGAGAATAACCTTGAACGGGCGAGAAGTGCCGTCCGATATGCAAGGGGGGAAAACGGGGTAGAAAACAGGGAGAAAAACCCCATTATCTTACCAGCTGAAAAACAGGAAATGCCCGACACATGGCGTAGAATAACAACACCTTATGATCTGCCAGCAGGGAAATATCTTTTCATAATGGATGCTCATATACCTTTCCACGAGAAAACACCACTTGAGGCCGCCTTGAAATACGGATTGAAGCGCAAAGTTGACGGCATTGTAATGAACGGCGATATGCAAGATTGTTCAGCCTTATCTTTTTGGAAGTCAGTTATCAGGAAAGACTTTATGAAAGAGGTTTTGGTATTTTTGGAGTTTCTTGATTACCTGAGACAGCTTTTCCCGAAAGAACACATCGTTTATAAACCTGGCAACCATGAGTATAGATTGCCCCGATATTTCGCTGAACGATGCCCCGAATTAGTTGAAACTCCCCTTGTCGCTATGGAAACCCTTTTAGACTTTGAGGGCAGGGGAATAGAGTTCCTTGATTATCATCAGTTGATAATGGCAGGGGAGCTTCCGGTGGTTCATGGACATGAGTTTAGAACAATCACTTCAAGCGTCAATCCAGCAAGAGGGCTTTTCTTGCGGGCTAACTCATGGGCGTTGTGCGGTCATCTCCACCGGACAAGCGAACACACGGACACAAACATCAAAGATACTTACTTGACGGCCTGGAGTGTGGGTTGTTTATGTGATCTTCACCCTGACTACTCGCCTTTTGGTTCAAAGTGGAACTGGGGATGCGCTATTGTCCAGATTGACGACAAGGGGAATTTTGAAGTGGAAAACAAGAGAATATTACATGGTGGGAAAGTTGTATGAAATACCGAGTGGAAAGATTTTTGCCGAAAGATAACTGCATGGGATTGGTTGACTTCTTTGATGACTTTGAAAGTGCGGAGGCCGTTGCGAAGGCGACATCCAAAGCTCGTAAGACATATACACAGGTCATTTTTGAAGGGCAGAGGGTTAAAGATTACGATTGCGGAGTAAAACCAAAAAAGAAGTGAGCAATTTAATTTCCATTGTATGTGGAAAAACACAGGAAAGGGGAATATATGGACGACAACAGAATGTTATTTGAGGATTTAAGCACAGAACGCCAACAGGCAATGGCGGATTTTATTTACAAAGAGATTTTCAGACACCATGACGACATCGAGAGGGCATATAGGGAACTCGCCATGATCGAGATAAAGACAGGGATTAAACCCTGCAATGTGTATATTGATAAGTGGATTGAGGTAAAAGACTAATGCGGATACCCCGAAGCCTAAAGATTTGCGGTCATGTCGTTAAGGTCAGAATTGTCAAAACCATCAAGGGAGTAATGGCAGGGAATTTAGGCTATGCTGATCTGAACCACAATGAAATTGTCTTGTCTAAAGAGTATGAAGGCAAACCCCTTGAGGAAAGCATGAGGGCAGAAGTATTTCTTCACGAGACAATTCACATGATCGGGCAAATATACGGAATACCGTTAAACGAGAAAACCGTGAGGCAAACATCGGGGGCATTGTTTCAAGTTATCCGTGATAATAAATTAAAATTTGAAGATAGGGAATGAAAAAGGCCGTCCTTCAACGGCCTAGATCATGCTTATTTCGTGCGTAATAGGGGCAAATTTCAATTTAAATGGTCAAGGGGTGTCATTGTGGCTTGCTAAGTAGTTAAGAACTGTTTTTCTTGTTGAATAATTGCCCTATTAACCTTGAAGATTAAATCATCAACAGCGTAAACCAATTTCTCCCATTCTTTTGACTTCATGCCGATGGGCCGATCTTTCTCGGCTTTATATGTTTTATACCTGTCTGTTTTTTCCTCATACACCACAGACTCAAGCTCTTGTGCTATTTCTTGCAGTTCATTTAAGCTCATGGTATCCTCCTTTTAACGTATTTCAAAGTATGCGTAAATATTTTTCAATTTTAATTCAATGATTTTATTTTCAGCATCATTTTTATTAGTGTAACTATTCCACCACTGACGACCAGCTATTGTATTAATATATACCACATACCATGTCATCATTTCACCACCTCCAGCATTTTAAATATTGAGTAAATATATTCACCAGCCAACGCTAAACTTAACAATATGCCGACCAAAATACTTATTGCACCATTTTAATTTTCTCATCATCCGTTCCTCCTCTTGTCTAACATTGCTGTGATTGCTGATACAATTAACCTGTTGCGCGTGATTCCTGTTTCATCAGCTAGTTGCTCAAGGGCTGCTTTGAGTTCTGCTGGAATTGCCAGGGTAATATTGATTGAACCGCTGCTGTATTTCTTCTTTTCCATGTTAGGCCTCCTTGCTACGGTTAATGTATTTCTGATGCCGGGCTGCATGATGTTCCTCATACAAATTCAAGGCGTTTTTTGCGTCATTATAAAACTTGTTATCAGGAACAATTCTGATCGTGTCATGTTCAAAGTAGTCAGTCATCATGTCTGAGTCATTGTGAACCGTAATGCCGTCAATCTTCGGTAATGGATTATAATCTTTAGCATACATTGTCACGGTTCCCTCTGGATAGTGTATCAACTTTCCGCCCGTGTAATAAAATCGGTGCAGCTTATTATCAATCTTGATTCCATTCCATACAAATTTGATCTTCATTGTTTCTTTCCTCCTTTAGTGTATTTAGTTATTCTTCGATGATCTTTCTAATATTGTAACTATTTTCTGCGTCTTTGTAGTCATTAAAGATTTGGATGTCTGACATCATACCATTTACCAACATAAATCCCACAAGGTATTGTGCAGCATCTATCTGTTCAAAAACCAATCTGCTTTCTGGGTGCATCCCGTTCTCTATGTTTTCTGTTTGTGCGATTATCATTGTTTGTTTCCCCTTTCGTTTGTTTATTATAATGTATTGCATAGGCCATGCCATAATACAAGATAATATAATAAATTTATAAGTCATTAAAATGATATGATAATTAACTCATCATCAACAAATAATAATTGTAATACAAATCATAAAACCAGTGTAAATGCCCTATGTAATATCAAGCAGTTAGCTGTAACCTATTGAATTTATAATATGTCCTACGATAGTAAATAAAAGCCAAAAGTGTAAAATAAAACCAGTTTTATCCTTCCAAAAGCCCCGATCTCGTGTTATAAGCTATAGAACGTAAGTTCTAATGGAGGGCGAACCACGAGAAACATAGGAACGAAGTCCGACAGGGTAAGATTATTAATTCAATATTCATATGAAAACATCAACAAGCCAACACAAGCCGAAGATCATTTCTTATTCCTTTTGTATCAGGTTAGAAAATACCTCAGATGTAAAGATATAGATTTCGGACACATATCAAGACAAAAAATCGTTCACTCCAACACAGCATTAACTGGTTACATAGTGGATTACTATATACCACGCATCAATTTAGTATTTGAAATTGATGGCGGATACCACGAAAAGCAAAAAGAGTATGATTTCACAAGGGAAGAATATATTAAAATGAAGATTCAATGCGGAATCATCAGATATAAAAACGAAGAAGTATTTACCAGTGGCATGAGAGATCGGTTAAGGGAAGATATACTGTCTTACATAGCAGGGAAATATCCTAAAGGTAATCCTGATCTTGCTTACCGACCATTACCACTAGGAACCATTCGAGAGCATCGCTATAAATCCTACATGAAAGAGAGGCATTTATACCGATGAAGAAATCATGCTTGAATTGCTCCAAAAGGCCAAAATGCACCTCCTTATGTAAGTCGGCTGAAGAATACACAGCGCAAGATTATGACGAAGAAATATGGCTGAATATATCCTTTACAGATAGAACAGACAAACTCGAACCATGCAAGGTGAAGAAAATGATGGATAAAGTATCAACAACGGAAGCAATATTACAAAATTATTTTCTCGACAGGATGAAACCGCAAGACATAGCAAAAAGATATTATAAATCACCACAATATATCTATTGGCTTATTAAGAAATACTCCACCATCATAGCCGAAAACATCAAGAAAGCCGTTGATTCATGTTGAATTTTCCTCATGTATTAAAAGATGTGCATCATTGATCCGTAGCCGGAAGGCGTAGGATCGGTAGTTTCAAATCACTAACCTTCCGAGACTGACCAACCTAAGTTGCAAAGCCGGAAGCAATGCCCAGACAGACCTGGGCAGCGAAATAAAGCCAATAGAACCATAAGGCCATAGATAAGAAAACAGCGTACAGAGTAACCTAGGCATGGATACAAAGTAACCAGTTACACCTAAACCACTGAAAACTGGGTAGAAAGTAACCGAATGGAGCTTGAACAAGCACAAACAGCCGCAACCATGAAAGCTCAAGGTGCAAGTTATCAAGCCATCGCAAACGCCCTAGAAATACCAAAATCAACAACCTACCGATACCTACAAAAAGACCAAATCAATCAACTTATTAAACAAGCACAAACTAATCTAATACAATCCGCACTAGAAACAGCCGTAAATAATCAAGTAAGCAAGATCAAAGCCGGAAGTAAGATCACCCAAGCAATAGAAAACAAGGAAGAAATCACAACCGGCAGCATAAAGCTAATGGAACTTGCACACGATAGCGAGAAGCAATTGCTCCAATCGGTAGGTATTCACAATGCACACACACAGTCAATCCAGCTTACCAACATCCTAATAGACAACAGATCAGAGCTTAGCCCAGCCATCGAGAGCATGCTCACCAGGCACCTGCTGGGTGATTCGAGTGCTAATACAGCACTTGAACTCGATGGGCAAGTGATTGATATGACTACCGATGATGATAAGGTATGATGCAAGATGCCCCCAAAGATACCCCCAAAGCGATGGAAGGGATGATCTGGCAGTCAGTGAGTAAATGATAAGCATGCTTAGTGAAGGCAGGGCAGGGGGGGAGGGGTACCACCGCAGACGGATAGATACCTTAGTTGTCATTGTAGGAATTCGATTAACACACAAAGGGCAAAAAGTTTTGAAACATCAGAAGTATCTTCTAAAAATAAACGACAAGTTAATAATTCATCCATCTGAGATATTAAAGGCAGAGAGGGAGTTTACCAACGCAGTTGTAATCACCATGAGTAATCACGAGCGTGTGGTGGCGGAGGACTTGGGATGTTACTTGTGGGATGCGATTTCCAGGTATTCGGAATAACACGAAGCTCTAAACCTTTTAGAGAATAGATGGAAGACAGATTGCTCATATTGCAGATAGCGTTCTCGATGGTAGCTGACTCCCCGTTTTACGAGAGTCTTTTACTGGATGCGAGGGTTGAGGAAGTCAAGAACGTCTATAACAAGTTGAATGTGCTGATTGGTGACGGGATAGTCGAGTATAAATCGACATTGGTGCAGTGATTGGACATTAACCAATGGGGGTATTGGTCTATGGGGATTTTAAGAGACACTTACGAGCGTGTTCTGGATATGGAGAAATTGCCATATAAGAAGATGATCGCCAGTGTTTCTTCGTCTCAGGTGGATGCTCCTCCTGAGTATAACACGGATGAGCCTATACGGATGAGTGAAGGCAAGGTTGTTTTGGTCATAAAGACACTGGACGGGGATGTAGAGATATAATGGGAGAACCTGACAAAAATAATTTGGAGGGGTTATGAAGGAAGATTTCAGTGAACAGTTTATTAGACAATATAACGACATTAAGACACACTTTCGTGCTGTTGGCACTACTGATTGTGCGTATGTCGAGATTAGAGGGAATAAATTAGCGCCTGTCGAGTTTACGGAAGATGGGGTGTTTACGGGGAGAACCACAGGTAGGGATTCAGCAACGGAAGCGGAGGATGATTTATTAGACCATCTCAGGAAATATACAGACGGGAAGCATGAGTTGTTATTGATACGGATAGAACCGGAACTTAAACGAGTCCCTCCATGGGAACGGGTAATAGATTTCTTTTTTGAAAGGTATTGTAGGTCAAGCGACATCATAGAAAGACCAGATGTGTTTTTAGAGGACTTTACCAAATACATCAAAAACAGTTCCTACGACCTCGCCGAAGAACGCTTTTACACTTACTGCCGATGTTATGCGGAGTAAGCAATGAGTGATGCTCTTTCACAATTAAGTGACGATGACATACGGGCTTTAAACGACTTTAGTGGGTATTTGGAGTTTATGCCTACTAAGGTGTTTCGGTGGCTGATTAACTGCCCTGCGAAGATCATCGTCTTGTTTACCGGGAATCAATTTGGCAAAAATGAAACCGTTTTGATGGATTATTACCTGAGAGTGTGGGGGAAGCATCCTCAGAAACACAAGAACATACTCCCTGATGACAAGATTCGGACGATACGGTTTGCGAGCGAGAATCTTCCTGGTGAGTCGGACGGGGAGGAAGTCAAGAACACACAGTATCCGGTTCTAAAGAGACGGTTCAATCCCTCATGGTTCATTAAGGACATCACCGCCCGTAAGACAGTGGTTCAGGTTCAGCCCCAGACGATGCGTATTTTGAGCAACGGTGAGCGTTGCCTAACAAAACCCGTAAATATAGAATTTGTTAGTTACGGGCAGAGTACGCAGGCTCAGGCGGGTGTGCAGAGAAAGTCGGTTTATATAGATGAAAGCGCCCCGAAGGACTTTTTTGATGAACAAATACCTAGATTACTGGCTGCTGACGGGGATTTGCTGCTTTCTTATACGCCGATACCCGGAAACATAGGTTGGGAGTTCGATGAGCTGTACGAGAGAGCCAGAGTTATCTACAGGACTGAGGCCGTCAGGAAGCGAATTAAGGACAGAACAGGGGAAGACATACCAGAGGTACAGGAAACCGATTCTAAGGACGATATAGCCGTTATAATGGCGGCTACGGATGACAATCCGATCTATAAGAAACTGGCAAAGGAGAAATCACTACGAATCGGGCGGGAAATCAGCGTTGACGAATACATTACAGACATGTTGGGGCTTATTTCAGACGAGGACGTAATAGACGCAAGGCGATATGGTTTATTCAGGCAACTTTCGGGGAAGATATTTAAGGGTTTTAGCGAGAAGATACACAAGATATCTGCTGAGAAGTATTTTCCAGACGGTGTTCCACATGATTATAAACACTTTCGGGGGATTGACTGGCACGAATCGACACCGTGGGCTTGCGGATGGATTGCGGCCAGCCCGAATGATGAAATATTTGTATATAATGAGTTCAACCCATCCCCAGAGAAGATGGTTACAATGGAGATAGCGAGGGTTATTTGCACTCGCAGTCAGGATTACAGGTTTGATTTGAACCTTATCGACCCATTGGCCTCGAAGATACAACCAAATACGGGCTTGAGTTCACTGGAAGACATTAATCGGATATTTGCCGAGTATAAGAAACAGGGAATAGGGACAGGCGGTCATTGGCAGTCATGGGATACCAAAAGTCAGAAGGGGAGAGATGAGATTCGTAAGAGGATGCAGAACTCTGTTCTTTGCGGTGTGCCGTTTAATAATGAACAAAAGAAGGACGGAATTACTCGAAGACTACCGACTATATGGTTTTTGGATAACTGTGTGCAAACGATTCTGTCTATAAAGAACTGGCGCAGGGAAGAGTGGGCAGACCGTTCGGCGCTGATGAGTAAGGACGAGAAGGAAGTCCCGCAACAGAGATGGAGTCACTTCTGCACCATGCTAGAGGGTTTGATGAAACGCCCTGAAGTCTTTAACGCAAGATTCGTTACACACTCGACCTACAGGGAACCAATAAGATATTTTCAAGGCGCAGCCTAAAGGAGAACCTTATGCCGCTTTATTTGTACCAGTGTAAGAAGTGCGAGAAATTGTGGGAACTGCTTATCAGATTAAAGGATTTTGACAAAGAAGTTGAATGTCCAGACTGCAAAGAGAAATTAAAAAGGTTGATGTGTCCTGTACCGTTTAAACTCAACTAACTATCAGAATACTGAGGTGTGACCATGATTGTAACTTTATTATTATGTACCGTAGTTTGTTGTTTAGGAGTTGCGCTATTAGAAATTAGGGATTTAAGGACAGAACGAAAAGGCCTGGAGATACAATTATACGAGTTAATAGAAAAAGAGAAAAAAATTTATCCTGACATAGATTGGATGCAAAACGATTTTCCAACACATTATAAATTATTAACAGAAGTAGGTAGGTTTTGTTGCAATAGTTCACATTGGAAGAAAACAAACTAAGGATTGCCATGAAGTGTAGAATTTGTGGTGAAGAAAAAACTCAAGACGATTTTTACACATACAATAACGGGACTAAGAGAAGGTCAAATTGCAAGTCTTGTTATTCAAAAAATCAAAACAACAACTATCGGTTAAATCGTGACGCAAAAATAGAATATAGCAAAGAATGGTATAAAAAGAATAAAAAACGACGCGCAGAGGCATCAGCTTTATGGGCTAAAAATAATCCAGACAAGGCGAAAGCAATTTATTTAAAATTTTATTATAACCACCGTGATGAATGTAATAGACAAGGAAATATTCGTAGAAAAAAACGATACAAACAAGACGTTGCATTTCGGTTAAATGCCAACATGGCATCACGCATTCATGTACACCTATCACGTGATCGTTTTGTTAATACATGGAGGGGAATTATTGATTATAATTCCACGGAATTGCGCCAACACTTGGAACAACAATTTACGCCAGATATGACTTGGGACAACTATGGTTCTTATTGGCATATAGATCACATTATCCCCATTAGTGTATTTAACATCACATCTGTTAACGATTATGATTTTAAGCGATGTTGGAGTCTTGAAAATCTAAGACCTCTTTCTAAAATAGAAAACATTAAAAAAGGGAATAAATTATTATCTCCATTCCAACCATCACTTAATATGGGTGTGATATGAAAAACGATATAGAAAATTTCATTTCAAAGCAAATTAAGAAGGAATACGAGTCTGCAAGGTCTAATCAAGGCGCAGACAATTCGGACTTTGAGGCCGTTATTGACCTTCTTGAAAACAAGAGGACAGAGAAAAATTATGAGTGGTTGAGTAACGTATCTCACCCCGAATACGCTTCTATTGTCCTTACTGAATCTTCCCAATGGGCGACACAGTATTTCGGCAGTCGGGAATATGTTGATGTTTACCTTGAAGACGATGAAAACGATGGTAAGGAGAAATGTGCGCTCGTAAAGAAGCTGATAAACAAAACATTGAATCGAAAAGGTCTGCACCACTTTCACAAATACATGAGGGCGAGGACAATCAACTCCACCGCAGGGGTAGTGTATGCGGTGTGCGGATGGGAGCAACAGTTAAAGCCGTTCGTCGTAGGAAAGAAAAGGGTTCCAGACGGAAACATGAGCCTTCTGCCTAACGGGATGGAAGTGCCGACCTTTAAGGATGAAGACGTATCGGAAGATTTACCCGTTATCGACCATTTCAGTTACGAGATACTAGACCCCAGAAACGTCTTTACCGACAATACCTACACCTACTCCGTTCAGGAAAAGGAATGGCTTACCATTCGTTCGGAAGAATCCTACGAATCCCTTAAACTAAAGGAAGCCTCGCATGGGTACATTAATCTCGATAAAGTCAAAGAACTCCTTAGCGGAACACCTAGCGAAACAGAAACATCGAAAGAGTCCTACAACAAGGAAGCACAGCAGAATAAAGTGGATAAACCAGTTGTACGAGTCGGGGATGTTCTCACAAGGTACGGAAAACTGTGGGCGGTTGTTAAGGAACGTGACGGTGACGGTAATCCCGTCAAAATCGAATACGGACTGGATGATTTAGGGGAAGTCAAGAAGACCGCTGAGATTATAGAAACGATCAGTGCGGTATTTCTTCACGGCAGTAATGCAACCTTGATTAGATTCCAACCAACACCGTTTATAGACTCTGACGGGGATGCCTTCAGGCCGATCATCCGAGGACTTTGCTACATTCACCCGACCAAAGACACAGGGATGAGTGACGGTAAGTACGCAAGGGAATCTCAGGTGGCCTTAAACGACACCATCAACTTATCGAATGACCGTGTAAAACTTGCCACACTTCCCGTCTTTATCGGAGAGAAGTATTCCTGCGAGGATAACGATCAGATTTACATGGAACCTGAGCATATTATCCCGATGGAAGGCGGGCCTGATAAACTACGGGAACTCCAGATTAGGGACAATATCGGCGGGGCCATGCAACAGGCGCAGATGTTCATACAGGGGATGCACAACGTAACCTCTGTATTCCCGAATACGATGGGTGATGTCGGGCAGGCTTCTACTACTGCTACGGCGGTAGCAGGGGCAGACTCACGGTCTAACACAAGACAGAATTACAAGGCACTGACCTTTGAATACACTTTCCTGTGCGACCTGTATTGGATGATTAACCAGTTGTCCTTCAGGTTCATGCACCCGCAGACAGCTTGGAAACTCTTAGGGCAGGAAGGCGTTGAGAAGTTCGACCCGTCAAGTGACTACACTTACCAACCGATTAGCTCCAATATCGAACAGGAACATGGGAAACAGAAGAAGTTGAGCATCATCGACCAGGCACTAGGACGCTTAGTGAATATACCCAACCCGAAGACACCGATGCTTATCAACAAACTTATGGCGATGTTCTTTGACCTTTTGGGTGCGGATTATCAGGACATTAAGGGCGTGTTGTTAGACGAAGGGCCAGTAGGCCAGCAGGCGGCGATGGGGAAGCAGGGGCAAGACCAACCCATGACGGGCGCACCTACTGACATGACTTCCAACCAACAGGGATTACCAGTTAGTTCACCGGAACAAATGGCGAGGGGTATATGACTGAAAACACCGTAACAGCGGAACAGTTAGCGAATTTACTTAGAAGGAAGGGCGGGCAGCAAACCCTATCTGTCTTGGGGCATTACCAACCGTTCAATGATGCTATCAACACAGAAGTTGGCAAACAACTATTGCATGATGCCCTCACGGTGCATGAACAACTCTTACAGAAGGTTGCTGACTTGACTGCCACCCCCGAAGAGACAATGGAATACAAGGCCATTCGGAAGATCATTATGCAGTGGTCTGAAAGAATATCACGATACGAAAAAGCCCTAGCGGAGTTGAGCCGATGAAAGATTTATTCGACTATTTAAGAAAGCGGGACGCATCGGGGAAACCTTTTCTGAACCATGATGGAAAGAAGTTCTTTGGTGAAGTCCACATGATTTTCAACGATGGCAAGGTTGTTCACACAAGAGATTGGCAGATGAATGACGTTGCGATGGTTGTGGAGAGCAAGAAAGTGTAAACTATCTGAAAACGGAGGTGAGTATGTCAATCAACGGAAAACAATTTAGTGCGTTCCATGATTTTTGTTATTTAGTTGCGGAAGGTGGGTTTTACGACAAAGACTGGTTGATGGAACACATTACCGTCAAATTAGATGACATAACTAAAACAGTTACCATTGAAATATGGGACATGGACGAACAAGAGTTTAATGATTTTGTAGAATACGCCTCCCTGACTACAGGCTAGGCGATAAAAAGGAGCTAAAAAATGGCAGACGAAGAAAAGCAGGTTGAATCAACGCCCCAGGAAGAGAAGCCCGTTGCGGAAGCCGTAACTGATGCCGACCTTTCATCCGCTTATGATTCAGATCAGCAGACGCAGACAGAAGTTAAAGAAGAAGTCAAAGAACCTACAGAACCGGAACCAGTAAAAGAGGAAGTTAAGGAAGAGGAGAAGGCAGAGGAGCATCAAGAGGAATTACCGGAGGAACCCGCCGATAACGCAGACCGTTCTAGGCTAGGCCGAAACGTAAAAGAAACGAAAGCAAAGTTGACCGAGGTTGAATCCAAGCTCGATGCTTTGCTGGAAAAACTTGGCGCTCAGTCACCACCTGCACAGCAAACCCAGAAAGATGTCACCTACAATGACAATTACATCCAGACTCAGATTGAAGCTGCGGTTGAACGTGGGGAACTTCCCGCGACAATCGTCACCCCTCAAGATCAGTATGTTGTCAACAAATTTGTCAGTGGGTTACAGAACTACATGGGAAATCAGTATGCCGTCCAGTACATCAATACTTTAAAGTCACCGACTTTAAAAGGCGGGACACCGGACGATATACACGCAGAAGTGGTAGCGGAACTTCAGAAAGTTGAAAGTCCGTTCAATCTTCGCAGGTATGACAATCCTAAGATAGACGCTCAGGTTAATTACCTAGAGGCGAAAGCGGCGATTCTCGAAAAGAAATTCACCGAAAAGCCAGCGAGCGTGTTCAAGGGTAAGCCGAAAGATGCTCCCCCTACGGGAACTTCCGTAACAACCAAGATGGCAGTCGTAGCAGACGAAATGCCACCACTGGATGCCGCCTCACTTGAATTTATCAAGCGAGAAGGTATGTCACCTGAATCTGTAGCCGCTGCGTTAAAAGGTTCAATGCCATTACATTTGGGCGGGAGAGGTAGCCGTTAATTGGAAACAAGCCGATACACTAACTATTCACAGCGCAAGACTCCACACAGAAAGCGCCGGATAAATGTTCCTGGGTCTTTTGAGGACAAGAACAAATATATCCGGTGCTGGAACTGTGGATTCATTGTCAACACGGATAGAGATTTGGGCGACCCTGAAAGGTCGGGGAATTACGAAACCGATGCAGTGGTCAACGCCCAAACATTAGTCATGGGCGGCACTAACCCCGATTGCAGTATGGACACATTAAGTATGGTTGGAACTCTTATTCTGAACGATGCGGCAGGTGATGCTATTACGGATTACTATACGCCACGTTTAGCAGAGGTAAGCAAAGGTTGCCCCTTCTGCGGAGTCTCCTCATTCTAGTTTAAAATAACGCTATTCAAACAATGAAGGCGAGGAAACTTGGAGAAATTCAAGACCTCGCTTTTTGTCGTTTTAAGGAGGATTTACAATGGGATTTACAGTTGTTGAACATGAAATTCGCAACATTTGGGCTCCGGTGAATTTCGCCAATTCATCGGATACTCTTTATGAGGGTCAGATTGTTGCTTCGGCCTTAGCCAGTTCAGTGCCTTCCGGTGAAGGTCTTGTTCCGGTTGCGGCTGCGGCAGGTCATGGTGACTCCACAGGGAAGATGGTTCCTTTCGGTGTTGTCTTGGCTGGCAACGATGCGGCCCCGACCTATAACAGCACATACAAGGGTCAGTCGATTGCTTCCGTAGGTTCACAGGCTCTTCAGTTAGCTCGTGACTTCCGGGGCGCAGAAGGGATGTATGCAAAAGGCGATCCGCAGGCATTGGCGAAAGTGTCTGTCATCGGCCCCAGCACCATCTTAAAAGGCCCCATCTATCACACGGCCTATGGAACTGCCCCGTTGGTCTATACCAACACTTCGACTTCCACCGATGGTCTGACGATTACTACCGCAGCAGTCGCACAGACTCCTTTGGCCTACGCCGTAACCTGGTACTGCCGTTCTGGTGCAAACAGAGGTTTGTATCGTGTAGCATACAGCACTTCCACGACTTCGCATACGTTCTATTTGGGATTCCCGTATGACATCGCCGTTGGAGATACCTTTGTTCCCATCTATCTGCGTGTTGGAACTTGCATGATGCAGACCGATGGCGAGTCCACTTACATTGAGGCACAGCCCGCCTACGCAACCAACGACTACATGGTTGATGTGTTGGAAATTCACGCTGAAACAGCGGGTGCGGAGTACGCCATTTTCAAATTTAACGCAGACCAGTTTTGCGCTTACAGAGCATAGAGGAGGTAACACACAATGGGAAGCCCTATCATTTCTGAAAATTTTATTCGTTTGCTCGATACACGACTCAAAGAAGTATCCAGCAAGACTTGGGATGAATTGCCAAGCCAGAAGGGTGAACTCTACCGTGACGTACCTTCTGATAGTGCGTGGGAAGAGTTCTTTAGCGTTGGCTCGATAGCCGACATTCCGGCCTTCAACGGCAAGTTAGATTACCTGTCGATGAGTCCCGGTTATTTGACTCGTATTGAACCGAAGGAATACGCCGCAGGTTTGGCGTTTGAGCGCAAGTTCCTTGACGACAAGAAATACTCCGTCATGTCCGATCAGGTTGAGAGTCTCACCGTAGCCGCACAGCGCACGAAAGCAAAGATCGAAGTTGACCCGTTTGCTTATGCGTTCAGTTCGGCCTTTAGTTATATGTATTCCGAAGAAGGCGTGTCGCTTTGCAACGATTCTCACACCACCAAAAGCGGTGTTTCGACGACTACGGGTTTTGACAATGCTGGAACTTCCGCAATGTCCAAGACCTCAATCGCCGCTACCAAACTTGCCATGCTGAGATTCAAGAATGACATTGGCGAACGGATTGTCATTAATCCCGACACCATCGTTTGTGGTGAATCCTTGGCTGACACGGCGCTGGAAATTGTCGGTTCTGAGAAGAATCCCGATAACGCCAACAACACCATCAATACTCTTTATAAGGGTTACAAGGTGTTGGTTCTGAAACGTCTCGATGACTACGATACCAACAACTGGTTTTTGGTTGATTCCCGTCAGATGAAAAAGCATCTTCTGTGGATTGACCGTATTGCCAAAGAAACCAAGATGACCGTGGACTTCGACACCATGTTGCTGAAATGGAGCATCTACTTCCGTTGCGGCAACGGATTCAATGATTGGAGGTGGGTCTACGGGCATGCAGTTTCGTAGATGAACCTATTGACAATATCCCCATTAGTGTATATACTTACATAAACATAAAAAATGGAGGTATAGCACTATGGGGATCAATAGACCGTCTAGAAAATGCGTTATCTGTGGAGTGGAGTTTAATCCAAAAAGAGTTAACTCGTATTGTTGTTCAAAGAAATGTTGGTTGAAAAAAGACCGTATAAAAAATAAAAAAAATATACGGGAACGTGACATCAAGTATAAAGATCGGATTAGACATGGCGGTAAAAGATCAGAACTACTCAATGGTAAAAAAGCATATAGATGTTCTATGTGTGGGGTTATCGGAAGTGGTTTTGATATAGTTGCACACCATGTTTCTGGGGATAACCAAGACCATGAACATCAAATCCAACTTTGTAGGAAATGTCACGCAAATATTCATCATCTTGGAGATTATAAACGAAAAGTAATAACCAAGGAACAACTAAGCGAGGCGCTAAGTAAATTTCAACAACTAGAGGACGTTTGTAAATATTTGGGAATCACACGATCATTTCTCAGAAAAAAAAGGATTGAACATGGGTTCCCTAACAGGAGACTTGCAAACGGGTTAGGGGTTAGGAAGAGAAAGAAAAAAACAATGTAAGCATAACTGCTACCAAAAAAATTGGGGCTGACTGGTCGAAAGATCATCAGCCCTTTTTTATTGCCCGCAGTCAAACCTAAACAGGGGTGCATCTCTGACGAGGGGATGCACACCCTTTAATGTGTAAATTGGAGTTCGATTCTCCGAGGCAGTTCATGAGACAGGGAAGTGTCACTGGTGAAAGGATAACACAATGAGTTACACAGACTATCCACATGGGATTACAAGTTTCGGAGTGCCTGTCGTTCCTAGTGTAAATACGGGATTGGTTACGGGTGCTGTATATTTTGTATGTAGTGCAGCTGGTGGAAGTGATAAATGGTTTGCCGGAGTCAATGACCCTGCTTGTGGTCAGTTTAAAACACCATTTGCAAGCATTGACTATGCAATCGGAAAATGCACAGCAAGCCAGGGAGATGTGATTTATGTTCTTCCTGGTCATACGGAGAGTATTGCGGCTGCTGGTGGTATTGCGGTTGACGTTGCAGGTGTAAGTGTTGTTGGATTGGGTTCAGGTTCCTTACGTCCCACTATTACACTTGGGACTGCCACAACGGCATCAGTCACGATGGCGGCAGCAAACACTTCTTTGGAGAATTGCATCTTCTCTGCACATCTCGACAACATTGCAACCTGCTTCACTGTATCCGCTAAAGACGTTACGATTAAAAACAATGAGTTTAAGGACGAAAGCAATGCGCTTCATTTCTTCTCTTGTATTACAACAAGTGCAGTCGCCAACGCCTGTGACGGACTAACAATTATCAACAACAAGCGCAATGGTTTGGCAGCCGCTGCCACGGCATTTATTTCCGTTTTGGAAGGCAATGACCGATGCAGTTTCATTAATAACCGTGTTGTTGACGCAGCCGCTACGGGTGACGTTGGACACTTTGTTACCCTGTCAACCTTTAATCTGACAAACGCTGAAATTGCCTACAACAAACTTATCCTTCCGGCGGCTTCCGCAGTGGCGGTTGGTATGTTTATGACAGGTTCTGGTACGGGTCAGACGGGCGTTGTCCATAACAACTACGTTCATGCGATTGATACTACTTCTGCATTGTTCTGTACAGCAACTCTTACTTTTGGGTTGTTTGAGAATTACCAGAGTGGTCTTGTCAACGGTTCTGGTATGTTATGGCCTGCTGCTGATACACCTTCATAACAATTAACTCCCAAGGGGGCGGGATAAAGCCCCCATTAAAACCTAAATAATAGGAGGCATTATGTCAGAGGAAGTAAAACCAGCAGAAAAAGCAGATTTTCAGATATTCGGGAGTGTGGATTTAACAGACAAGGGTCAGGTCAAGTCAGTTTACCCAAGTTGGTATTTCGACTATCTACGGGACGATTTACAGAACGAAGTTGACCGGATTGAAACGGACATTCGCAACGACAAGATTCCAAGGTCTGAGTTATCCGTAGCAAGGGACAGACTCAAACAGAAGCAGGAGAAACTTTTAAATCTCGATCAGGCCGCTTTGACTTTAAGGGGAAAGCAGAAGGACAAAGTTTCCAAGGTCTATGACGATTTGGGAAAAGAAATCAAAGACAGGTTGTTTTCCCGTGATGACATGAAGAAAGGTCTTGCTGACCCAAGAGAAGAAATGAAGCGCATGACGGAACCCTGCATTGAAGTCAGGGGCGATGCGATGAATATAGCCAAAGCCTGTAATGTGAAGATTACCAAAGGCAAGGTGACAAGGGACGGAGCCTCAAAGGTCTGGAAGATTCTAGGCAAGGCGCTAGGTGATTCACCGACAAATGTGGAAGCTCTTAGGAGAGATTAAATGGACGGAAAGTCTTTAACAAACGGTTTAGCTGACATTCTCAATGAGTCAAGTTCAAGCTCTACGTTTCTTGAATCAAGGGCTTCGTATGATTACTTGTATGAAGCCGCTTTGGAGTTTTGCAGACGAACAAGAGTCTTGACGGCCTCACAGGACATAACTACCGTTGCCGATCAGACCAATTACGATTTGAATACAGACTTTCTTTCACTATATCTCAGGGACAATCAGAACCGCTATGTAGTCAAATTCGATGACGGGACTAACGAGGTGTTCCTCCCCTTTCGTGATTACGAGGCGATTGCCTACGCTAATCAGTCAACATCCGTTAGTATCCCATCTAATTTTTCCATCATCGACAAACAGAGTTTGACCACAAGGATTACGGGAACCGTGACTGCCGATGGTGCTTCTTCCAATGGAGAATGTACCGCTACGGATTCAGCGGCTCCATTTACCAACGTGAAGGTCGGTGACGATATACATAATACGACAGATGGAAGCGATGGTGTGGTCATACCAGTAACGTCCACATCGGCGCTCGTGGTAGCACTTTTTGGAGGGACGGACAACGATTGGACTTCGGGGGATGCTTACGTCATCGTCCCGCAAGGCAGAAAACAATTAGTCCTTGACCCACCGCCTTCCACTGCCGGTTACACCGTGACCATTCGATACACTCAAAAACCCGACCCCGTTTTCTCACCCTACAGAACTTACAGATTCGACAGACAGTACGAACCTGCGATTATCAAGTACGCTGCTTGGCTTTATCATTACAAGGATTCAGAGCCGAACTTCGGTGATGCGTTCTATAAGTATTTCGATATGCAAGTCAGGATGGCGTCAAAGACAGAACACAAGTCCACTAATCCCCCGACCATGCGTGTGAACCTGATGAAAACTTCCTACGGCTCAAGGAGCTACCGTTAATGCCCGATAACGATAAAACCCTTAAACCTTTTAATTTCCCTCTCAATGGCAGACTGATTACAAAGTTGGACGGGACTCTATTGCCTGACGCTCACTTCCAAGTCCTTGAGAACCTGCGATACAACGATGGCGGCATTGAAGGCGTAAAGGGAATGACGAAGATAAACAGACAAGCACTTGTTAATGCGTAATAGGACGGAACAAAATGGTAGATGATCCCGTTTATGCTTCAATAATACAAAATGGATTTCACTTTAAGAAGTCTTCTCCGGTGTCAGAAGATCACATCTTTGTGCAAGTGACTGATCCGGCAGACGGTACGTCGTCTATTTTTAAATCAGACAATACTGCCGCAATTCCTTATATTGATTCATTTACGGTGTTCAAAACATTACCTGAAATGGTTTCGGATGAAACCAACAGGACAATGTATTTCTCCGAGGCTCCAGATCAGAGCATGGTCATGTGCGATGGGTATCACAATTATATTTGGTCGGGTGACGAATATCGTGCGGCAAGGGTTATTAACTTCGACCCCGCAGGGACTTTCTTCAAGGACGTTACCACGATTGCGAGTAATAATCTCCACGATGTTGGAGATACGTTTATCGCTTCTGGTATAACTGGTGCTGTTGATTCTTATACAAAACTTTTAATACATTTTAACGGTACTGATGGAGACACAGCAAATCAGACTGCCGCAACTGGTCAAACAATTTCGCTTGAAGGAAATGCTCAACTTGATACAGCACAAAAGAAATTCGGGACAGCTTCGTTATTACTTAATGGCTCAGGTGACTATGCAACGGCTCCCGATCATGCCGACTGGAATTTTGGCACTGACGACTTCACTATTGATTATTGGAGCTTTGGGAATATTAAGGGAATTTGCGGTCAGTACGCGGATGCCGATAATTATTGGTACATCAACTCATACGCGGGAGGTAATAACTCCATTGAGTTTCATGCGGTTGTCTCAGGCGCACCGATAGCCGCTTATTTATGGACAGACCTTGGATTTTCCACTGGAACGCAGACTCATTTTGAATTTTCAAGAAACAATGAAGCAATTCATTTATTTGTAGATGGAAGAAAAATTACACCCTTTTCAGTAACAACGGCGATAGGTACAACGGCAATGCCAGACTTAGCAAGCCCCCTATACATAGGTTACATCGGAACTGGCACGTTTTATGTATCAACTGGACAGATTGACGAGTTCCGTGTTTCTAAGGGTATCGCAAGGCACACAGCAACTTTCGCTCCCGAAACATTGGAATATGGACAAGGGATTACTTCACATTTATATGTCGCTTCGACCAGACCACTAACCGGAGTAAAGTTCTATGTGGACGTAGCCAATACAGCGTCGGCA